GTATACCCCAGGGTATACGGTAGGGTTCAACCCCAGGGTATACGGTAGGGTTCAACCCCAGGGTACTACGCGCTAGGAGGCCCGTAGAGCCGTCTTTTCGAGCGCATACGTAGTTTTTATCATGCCATAGAAAAGGCTCCTCAGAAATGCTCCTAGAGCGTGATGGAGCGGATAGCTGCAGGAGCGTTCGCTGCAATCTCCCTTCGGTAGGCAAGTGTTGCTGCATTTGCGGGAGCAGGGACTAGCAATCGGCGAACCGCGCCGGGGATCGGCCTGGCACATCACCTCGGAGGGGCTGAAGGTACTCAAGCAGGTGACGAGTATCGAGGATGACGTGTGTGGTGTGTGAGGCTGAGAGCCCTATGCGGTTTTTGGCCATCCCCCCTACCCTGGAGGTTCTTCACTGAGAGCTCAAGGAACACAGTGGAAAGGACGGACAACAAGATGGACGATAGGAAGCTTTCCTACGAGGACTCGCCGGAGGAGGTCTGGTGGAAGGAGGTCCGAGCTGCTATGGACATGCCTTGGAATGACGGTCTGCCAGAAGGGTACGTGCGGTATCAGATGCCCAACGGAAGCATGGGCACTTTCGATACCTCGGTCACTCCCGATCTGGGCCAAACGTTCGTTGGCCGTCTGCGCATTTCGGCTGAGCAGTCGGCCACTGGCAAGGCCGGGTGGACCAGGCTGCGACTTCTGAGCCGGTTGGGCCCCGGGCGCTACTTGGTGGATGTGGGAACGCGATGGGAACGGGTGATGGAAGGCTGGCTGGACAGGGACGTAGCTTGCATTGGTGTCCTCGTTGAGCAACATGCGCTGGTCTTCGATCCTGATGGCCCAGTGTATTTGCTGAAAACTTGACAAACACAAGCAAGTTGTGATAGAATTAAAACAGATGTTCTAGCGAGGGAGAGGCGTTGTGGTGGAAGTGCAGGTTGAGAATAAAACTCTCCAAGTGGGTGGGCGGGTAGCCCGGCTGATCGGCTTCCTGGCAGAGCAGGCGGAACGGATCAACGGGCCGGACAAGATACAGGTGACGTTTAACTGCGCTGGGAATAGCTTCAATGTGGAACTCAAGGAGCGATTGGCGGTAAACCGTTGGGGTGACCCAGCCGGAGGATGAGACCTTTCGGTGCCTGGCCAAGGATGCCCGTAGATGTAGGGGAGTGGGCCTAGCTTGAGGCCAGGCAAGCTAGGCCCGGCGTTAGCGTGAAAAGCGCGCCAGATGGTTGGCGCGCTTTTATTTTTCAATTTTTCAATCGAAGGAGGGACAAGATGAACTGGACGGAATTTCTGAGCTATTTGCGTGGGCCAGGAGTGGCGGCGGTTGTTGGTGTGCTACTCTCGTATGTGGTGGAGTATTGGGAGCTGTACCAGACCCTGGATTCCAGGTATAAGCGCCTGGTTATCGCTGGACTGTGCTTTGTGGTACCAGTGGTGGCCACGGCGCTTTCGTGCGCATCAGGGCTGATGGTCTGGGGGGACTGGGCCAATACCTGGTGGCCAGCGCTGGTAGCGGGATTTACCGCCTTCTCTGGAAATCAATTCGCTCATCTGCGCAAGCTTGTGTAGGCTCATTTCTGCCTAATCTCTTGCTAGTCCCTTGGAGGCCGGGTCGGATGGGTGTAGACTCCCTCCCTCACCCCCCGCGCTCATCCGGCTCGGCTCCCAGGGGATTAAAGGGAAAGCTATGCGCATTGAGGAAATTCTGGAGAGAGTAGAGCGGAGCGCGACCACGAGTGAGGACGCTGAGGTATTGCGGCAGGCCCTATCGCTGGCGGCGGTGCGACGAGTGAGTGGCAATGGACTGCAGCGCAGGGTCTATGACGCTGTTGCAGCGCGGGGGTACGTGGACGGTTGGCTTCCCCAACGTCTGATTGAGCGCCAGGTGATCAAGGCGGTAGAAGAACTGGGAGAGGTGGCCAGATACGTCTTTGATGGGCAGATGCCACCTGCAAGGGAGATCGCTGATGTAGTGATCCCACTGCTGGTAGCGGCGGAGGTCGCGGGGTACGATTTGGAGAGGGCAATTCTGGACAAGGTGCAGCGGGATGTCGGACGGGGAATTCGCGCCTGAAACGCTGCCGGGGATGGAAGCGGCGGGCATAGGCTCACTGGATGAGGCACAACGGAAAAGCGATGCCGCTCGTCGAATCTTTGAGGCCAGCGAGAAGGCTGAACCGTGGCTGGATGACTATTTCAAATTGCGGTCAGAGGGCTGGTCTTGGCGGCAGGCGTGCTACATGGTCTGGGCTGCTTTGCCTGCGGCGTCACGATGGCCCAAGACGCAGCAGGAGCTGGCCACGGAGGTGCTGGGCCTGACCAGCGACCGGGCAATACGCAACTGGCGGGCGAAGAATCCAGCGATGGAGACACGCATCGCCCAACTGGCCGCCGGCGCCTTGGGTAAGGCGAGGGCGGAGATCTACGCGGCATTGATCCAAGCAGCCAGCAATCCCAATCCACGCGCCCACGCCGACCGGAAGCTGGCTTTGGAGATGATGGGAGATTACGTTCCCAAGCAGCGATTGGATTTGGGAATGTTGCCGGATGATCTGAGCGATGTGAGCACTGAGGATTTGATGGCGTTGGCACAGGTGCCTGACGTGGACGTGCACGAGGAAGACGATGGATAGTCGTGTGCAGGTGGCCAGGCGGGAGCTGGCCAGGCGAGAGCTGGCCAGGCGGGAGCTGATCACCTTTGCCTGGTACACCTACCGGGGTTATCGTGCATCGCGGGTGCACGACCTACTGGCCCAGTATTTGGAACAGGTGGAGCGGTACGTGGCTAGCCGTGGCAAGGAGGGCATCGGGCGGTTGATGGTTTTCATGCCCCCTCGCCACGGCAAATCTGAGCTGGTGAGCGTACGCTTCCCGGCCTGGTTCCTGGGCCGGAATCCTGACTGCCGGATCATTTTGGCATCATGTACTGCTGACCTGGCGGTGGGATTCAGTCGCCGGGTGCGGAACATTGTCATGGACAGTCCATATCGCGCTGTGTTTGGAGACCGCAGCGGCCGCGCGGAGCCCATTATCATCTCTGATGACAGCCGCGCGGCGAACGCCTGGGATTTCGCCCGGCATCGTGGGGGGATGGTCGCCGCTGGCGTAGGCGGGGCGATCATCGGGCGGGGCGCGCACCTGGCCATCATTGATGACCCATTCCGCGACCGGCGGGACGCCGAGAGCAAGGCCACCCGCGATGCGGTGGATGACTGGTACCGCTCCACGCTCTATACCCGGCTCGAGGAAGGCGGCGCGGTGGTGCTCATGCATCAACGCTGGCACGAGGACGATCTGGCTGGCCGCCTGCTGCGGCGGATGGTGGAGGAGGATGGCGCAGACCAGTGGACGGTGCTCTGCTTGCCCGCGCTGGCCGAGGATTGGGCGGACGCGGTAGAACCCAATGAAGTGGTCGAGGCGATACGGGATGGCTGGTGGAAGGGCGTAGACCCCCTGGGCCGATCACCAGGGGAGGCACTGTGGCCAGAGAAATATCCTGTAGAGATGTTGAATTCCATTCAAAGCAACATCGGCGGCTATGAGTGGGATGCGCTGTACCAGCAGCGTCCACGGCGGCTGGAGGGAGCGATGATCAAGGCGCACAAGATCCACGTCATCAGCGCCGATGAGGTCCCCCAGGGCTTACGGGTGGTGCGCTACTGGGACCTGGCTGTCAGCGGTCGGGAGAGGGCGGATTTCATCGCTGGTGGCAAGGTGGGGCGAGACAAGGATGGGCGGCTTTACATTCTGGATATGGTGCGCATGCCTGGCCCGTGGGCTGATGCGCGGCCGCGAATGGTTGCTGTGATGCTGCGGGATGGTGCTCCTGTTGAACAGGGCGTTGAGGTGGCCGGGCAACAGGGTGGCTATTACCAAGAGCTGCAGCGGGACGAGCGGCTGCAGGGGATCACATTGAGGGCGATTAACCCCCGCGAGGTGGGCAATAAAGAGGTGCGGGCCAACGTCTGGGCTTCTCGCATTGAGGATGGACTGGTCTACATGGTCAAAGCGCCATGGAACGATGAGTTTATTTCCGAGTGCTTGACATTCCCGCGTGGAGCGCATGATGACCAGGTTGACGCGGTCAGCGGGGCGGTGCAGATGCTGCCCACTTACGTGCGCTTTGACGATGTGCCCCAGGCTCCTGATCAGCCCAGCCGCTGGGATCCGCTTGGTCATGGGAGGATAGCGTGGCGGGTGTAGCACTGGGTGAGGCAGGCAAAAGCGGGCTCCTGACGTTCGCTGGTCAGGTAACTGAGACATACACATCAAAACTGTACTGGCCAGAGGCATACGGCGTATACGATGAGATGCGCCGCCGCGATCCCACCATCCGCACCATGTGGAACGCACTGATCATGCTCTCCCGGACAGCGAGCTGGTACGCGGAGCCGGGAGGGACGGCGGACGGGGACAAGCGGTCAGCGGAATTTCTGCAGACGTGTCTGGATGACATGAGCCACACGTTGGAGGACGCGATTGAGGACGCGCTCTCAAGTGTTCTCTTCGGCTGGGCCTGGCTGGAAATTTGCTACAAGCGCAGAGAGGGGGCCGGGAAGCACAAGAGCATCTACGATGACGGACGTGTAGGTTGGCGCAAATGGGCCATGCGCCGCCAGTCATCTTTTGCTCGCTGGGATTTCGATGATGAGGGTGGCATTCGAGGCTTGTACCAACGGCCAGCGCCGGATTACGAAGAGCGGTTCATCCCAATTGAAAAGTCGCTCCATTTCACCAGCCAGCGCGACGGTGGAAATCCCGAGGGCCTTGCTCTTCTGGAGAGCATCTATGAGGTCTGGTATTACTTGAAGAACTACCAGATCATCCAGGGTATCGGCTGGCAGCGAACGTTTGTGGGCCTGCCGGTTTTCGAGTTCGAGGAGACGCCGTCACCTGACGATAGAGCAGACGTGAAGGCGGTGGGCCAGGCATTGACTGTGGACGAGAAACAGTTCGTGAGCGTGCCGAAGGGGATCCGGTTCCGGCTGGAGAGCACACAGAATTCCGGCGCGTCGGCGTTGCTGGACACGATCCGCCACTACCGGTTACTGATGTTGCAGACACTGCTCGCCGACTTTATCGCCCTGGGCACGGGGCAGACGGGCTCCTGGGCGCTGGGGGCAGACAAGAGCCAGCTCTTCCTAATGGCTGTGGATGGGTATCTGGATCGGATTGCCTCCGTAATCAATCGCTTCGGTGTGCCCCGACTGCTGGAGTACAACGATTTTCCGGGGATGACAGCTCTGCCGCGCCTGGTGCATACGAAAGTGGAAAAGCCCTCATTGACGCAGCTTGGGTCCTGGTTACAGCAGGTCTCTGGCCTGCTCAACTGGACGCCGGAGGATGAGAACTGGCTGCGGCAGCGGAGCGGGATGCCAACGGTGTCTGTTGCTTCTTCAGCTTCCGCTAACGGGGCGGAATCAGGGGAGTTCAGGGGGGCTGAACTCGTCGAGTTCGCCGAGGCGGAGGGCTTCACTGGCCGGGACGAGGAACGGGCCAAGATTGAGAAGGCGCTGGCCAGCGAAATCGCCCGCTTCCTGAACGAGCAGCGTAGGCGGATCGTTGAGGAAGCTCAGGCAGGACGGAATCCCGGTGAGGACGATGAATTTTGGGTGCAGGAGAAGGAACGGCTGCGGCGGTCGCTCCTGGCAGCGCTGCTCCAGCACGTCAATGAGCTGGGGCGGATGACCGTGGAGGACATTGAGAAATCCCTCACCTCCGGGGCTGACTG